TCTTTGCTCTTATCTGAAACAAACCAAACCAGTTCAGGTGGTTTCAGTTTGGCTGCGTCTGAGTCGCCTGAGTTCGGCAGGGTTTTGCCACGGTTAGAAACGCCGATTCTTCAGGGCCCTTCTTATGGTGATCTAGTTGCAGGCTGGTCTGAGCGAGTGCTCAACAAAACTTTGTTTGGGTGGCAACGTCAAGCGTTGAATGGCCAGTTGACCCATGATGACAACGGTGATCTTGTGCATCGTGAGTCTCTTGTTTCTACGGCTCGTCAGAACGGTAAGTCCGTTGCACTGACGGCGCTCATTGGCTGGTGGCTTACAGACTTTGCAGCGATGCGTGGCAAACCGATGAGGGTTCTGTCTACGGCCAACAAACTTGACAGGGCTGTTGCCATTTTCAATGAGTTAGCCCCGGTACTGGAGGCGCATTACGACGCCAAGGTCACTTGGTCTTATGGGCGCAACAAAGTCGAGATAGGCAACAGTGTGTGGGAGGTTCGTGCTGCGACGCCTCATTTGCATGGTGGTACTTACGACCTGATTATTGTGGACGAAGTTTGGAACGTCACCGAAGAAGTTTATTTTGACGCTCTTAGGCCGTCGCAAATTGCTGTGAAATCGCCGTTGCTTTCGTCGTGGTCAACTAGTGGCGATGAGGGGTCGAAGACTATGCAACGTCTTCGAGAGCAGGCGCTGGGGGCAATTGACAAACACAAACAGACACGGCTTTATTTTGCTGAATGGTCATTGCCAGATGTTGACCCGAATGATGATTCCTATTGGCGTTGGGCAAACCCAGCGTTGGGGGAGACCATCACCCTTGACGCTCTTCATGCAGCTGCAGAATCTCCTGATCGTGCAGCGTTCCTCCGTGCGCACCTAAATCTGTGGGTCTCTTCGGCTGACGCATGGCTACAACCTGGGGTGTGGGAAAAACTGAAGACCGAGCAGGAATGCCCTGCCGGTGGAGTCTTGGCTGTGGATTGTTCTGTGGATAGTTCTAAGTATGTGGGGATTCGCTGTGGACTAACTGAAGAACAAACGATTGTGGCCACGGTCGAGTTTTCTACCGAGTCCATGAAGGAAATGTGGCTACAGATTGAGAAGGCTATGGAGGCAGACCCGAAACTGCGTCTGGTCATCTCGCCAACTCTTGACGTGCACACTCCCGAAAAGTTAGAACGCAGGCGCACCACTTTTGGCTATGCAGAAATCCTCAAACTCACAGCCCTCACTAGATCGCTAATTTTGGAGCATCGGGTTTTGCACCGTGGCGAAGAACTGCTAGCAAGCCATGTCAACAGGGCTGTCCTTGCTAGGGCTAACGGTCAGGTGGTTATCTCTTCCCAGCGTTCACCTGGGCCTATCGAGGCAGCCCGACTTTTAGTGGTCGCTGCAGCGATGGTGTCACGCCCGATAAATACTGGCAAGGCTGCAATGGCTTTTCGTAGATAGTTGCATTTGCAACTAATCTGTGTAAGACTCCCAGCGTGGGTCTTTTCTCTCGCAAAATCCGAGCCGAATACGCCAGTGCGCCCCTAAAGGCTGCTGCTGGTGTCGGCTCGTCCGGAATCCCACCGTTCTACGCATGGAACACTGGCACCCTAGAAACACTTGCGCTGTCTTTGCCTACTGTTTCACGTTCTTACGATTTGCTTGCTTCGACTATTGGAAGCCTTGAGTTCAAGCAATACACCAAGCAGTGGACAGGCGAAAAATACGAAAAGATTTATGTGCCTAACGAAACGTGGATGGAGCGCCCTGATCCAAATGTGCCACGCCAGTTCATGCTTGCAAACACCTTCAAAGACCTCTGGTTTTATGGCCGTGCTTTCTGGTACACAACCTCTAGGAATGCTGGTGACGGTCGCCCAATGTCTTTCCGTTGGCTACCAGCTGCAAACATTCAAACACCTGATGAGCAAGGCCCACAGTATTTTGGCATGACCGATGACATTCAATTCAACGGTGTCAACATTGACGCTTCGCAAGTCATCACTTTCTTGTCTCCCACAACTGGACTTATCTTCACTGGCCAGCGTGCTTTCAACATTGGCTATCACTTAGACCAAGCAGCCGACCGTTATGCAACTATTGAAACCGTCCCTGGCTATCTTCAGCAAACTTCTGCTGGCGAGACCATGTCGGGTGAAGAACTAGGTGATCTTGCTGCATCTTGGGCGCAGGCTCGCCGTGATGGAAACGTCATTGGCGCACTCAATAACTTTGTGGAATTTGTTGAGTTTGACAAAGACCCGATGAGTGTCAACAGCGAACAACGCCAGTATCAAGCACTCGATTTGTCAAGGCTTTGCTCCGTTCCTGCTTATCTCGTTTCGGCACCCACCCCCGGTGCTTCAATGACCTATCAGAATGCACAGCAGGCAAGACAAGACCTTTGGTTGTTTGGTGCACAGATGTACGCCACAGCAATCACACAACGCCTTTCAATGGATGACGTGTTGAGCCGTGGACGCTTTGTTGAATTTGACCTTGACGATTTACTAGAGCAGAACGACATGTCAGAAATGCCTAGAGAAACAGAAGTTCCTACACCATCGGAGACAGAATTATCATGATCAGACTTCAAGCCATTCCAGTGACACTGGATGCAGCTGCAAGCGAAGATTCGCCACGCACTATTACAGGCGTTGCCGTACCTTGGGATGTCACAGCGACAGTTTCAGACGGCACAAAGGTTTCTTTTCTTCGTGGCGCTTTTGACCTTGAAGCAAAGAACCCGAAACTTTTGGAAAATCACGATTCAACGCAGTTGCGTGGCGTTGTGACTGAACTTGCAGATTCAGAAGAAGGACTTTTGTTCACTGCAAAGTTTGCCAAGACCAGAGCATCAGACGATGCAATTGAACTTGTCAAGGCAGGTGCTTACGACTCCGTAAGTGTGGGCGCTATCCCACTCAAATTCACTATGTCAAAAAACGGCACAATGATTGTTTCTTCAGCATCGCTAGAAGAAATCAGCCTTGTCGCTTCACCGGCATTCAAGGATGCCATCATCACAGAAATCGCTGCTTCGGAACCTGAAGAAGAAGAAGCAACCGAAACCCCCAACAACGACACTTCCGAGGAGGAAACCATGTCACAAGAAAACCCAGTCGAAGCCTCCCAGCCCGACGTTATTCAAACACCCCTATTCGCAACAGCGAAGCGTGAATTCAAGATGCCATCTGCTGGCGAATGGATCAGCGCACAGATGCAAGGTGGCGCTGTCGCTGCCGAGTTCAATGCTCGTCTCCGTGCTGCAGCACCCGATGTAACCACGAGCGACCTTGATGGAATTCTCCCTCTTCCGATTGTCCAGCCAATCTATTCGGGAATCCAGGGTCTGCGACCTGTAGTCGATGCAATCGGCTCACGCCCAATGCCCCAATCAGGCAAGGTATTCATCGTTCCAAAAATCACCACGCACACAAGCATCGGTGGCCCACAGACACAGAACACCACAATCACAGCAGGTCAATACGTCGTTGACGACATCCAAATCACCAAAGACATCTACGGTGGATACGTCGAAGTTTCCGAGGCTTCAATCGACTGGTCTTCACCAGAAGTGCTCAACGGCCTTCTTGAAGACATGGGCAAAAAATACGCCCTTGCAACAGACAATGCAGCTGCCGATGCGCTTCTTGCAGGTACTTCACAGACCACAGGTAACGTCGCAACGACAGACCCAACAGACTGGATTGCAAAGGTTTATGCTTGCGCAACAACCATTCTGAGCAACGGCTACTACATGCCAGATCACCTCTTTGTTTCACCAGACGTGTTTGCACAACTCGGTCAACTCAGTGACACTGCAGACCGTCCATTGTTCCCACAAGTTGGGCCAATGAACGCATTCGGCACCATGAACCCCGGTGGCCGTGACGCAGTTGTGTTCGGTTTGCGTCTTGTAGTGGATACACAGTTCGCAGCAAAGACCACCATTGTGGGCGCAGCAGCAACTGGTGCTTTCCGTTGCTACGAACAGCAGAAGGGTGCAATCAGCCTCGACAATCCATCAACGCTGTCACGCACAATCGCATTCCGTGGCTACTTTGCCCCGAAGATGATTGACGCCAACCAGTTCATGAAGATTCCTCAGGCTTAGTCCTGAGACCTAGAGGGAACTGAAGAACCATGGCTACTTACGACTTAGCGTTTCACACACGCCTAGACGGTGTTGTGGTTCTTCAGACCTTCGTTGAAACTGGTATCACCGTTGGCGATGTTGTCACCATCGCTGGCGCTGGCCACAACATAAACGGCACACACACCGTTCTATCAACGCAAGACAACGAATACATCGGACAGTCAGACGAAGGCGACTTTGAGTTTGACAATGAAGTGATTCGACTGTTTCAGTTTCTTTTTCGAGACGCTGGCGACGATGTAGAGCGTTCTGTTGCTACAGGAACTGTGACCTTCACACCGTCTGTATCGTGGATACAGGCTTCCGATGTCACAAGTTGGTTAGGTATTGACGTGGCTACTGCTAACGACACGGCCTTCATAACGGTCTGCGTCAATGCCACCAACAACTGGTGCTTCAGAAAGCGTCGTGAGGCTGGTTACACAGACTCAATGACAACAGTGCCCGGTGCCGATGTGAAACTTGGGGCGATCATGTATGCAGCAACTCTCTATCGTGAGCGTGGCTCTGCAGATTCGTTTGCCTCATTTGACGCAATGTCTTCAATACCTATTCCTTCAACCATGGGACGGATCATGTCTCTTATTGGTTGTGGCCGTCCACAGGTGGCGTAATGGCTGCATCTGGAATCCTTGTTGACGCAGTGAACGCAATCAAAACAGCGCTCACAGCGTTGGGTTTGAAACCAGTCACAGACCCACGCAACGCACGCCCCATGTCTGTCTTCATTGAATTACCAGTAATGACGTCATGGACTTACAACGTGGGCGACTTTCGCATCCCAGTTCGCATACTTGCAGCTCCTCCTGGCAACCAAGATTCAGGTGATTACCTGATGACCACGGTTGACACAATTATGAACTCTTCCATTGCCGTAGTTGACGCCCGACCGGGCAACGCTTCTTACGGTGGGCAAGACATACCAACATACGATTTGACTGTGGCTATCGCAGTCAAACGAAACTAGAAAGGTCAGAAATGGCAACAACAACATTCCTTAGCAATGCAACGATCAACATCACGCAGGGCGCAACTTCATACGATTTAAGTGACCAAGCAAATCAGGTGACACTCACTGTGGGCCAAACGGCTCTTGATGCAACTTCATTCGGAGATTCAGGGGTTCGCATGGTCGGTGGTTTGCAATCGGTCGAATGTACAATCGAGTTTTTCCTGTCTTACGGTGCAAGCGAAGTCGAAGCAGCACTCGCAGCAATGGTCGGCCAAGGCAGCACAACACTTGTCATCAGCCCTTCAGGAACGACTGAGTCGGCTTCAAATCCAGAGTACACAATAAGTAATTGCATGCTGGAATCCTTCACCCCAATCAACTCGACTGTGGGTGAATTGGCGACCGTTTCAGCGACGTTTGTTGCTGGCACTTGGGTTCGAGACATTACCTGATCTAAGAAAAGAGGGAAACAATGAAAATCCAACTACGCATCACGCCCAACGAAGGCGAACCATACGAACTAGAAACCAATCTGTTCGTCATTGTCGCTTGGGAACGCAAGTTCAAACAAAAAGCCTCAACGCTCGCTAACGGCATCGGCATCGAAGACCTTGCATTCATGGCGTATGAATGCTGCAAACAAAACAACATTCCAGTGCCAGTTTCATTTGACGAATACATCAAGAAAGTCAATGCCGTTGAAGTAGTTGGTCAAGAAGACCCAAAAGCCACCGAAGCAACAGTTACCGAAGAGCCTTAGCAGAGGTACTTGTTGCGACAGGGTTTTACCCCCCACAAATAGAATTCGAGATTGACGATCTAACGACAGTCATTGAGATTTTGAACAACCAGCAGAAAGCACAACGGAAATGACAGCATCAGCCTCCATAGAAATAGCAGGTCTGAAAGAAACCATCCGTTCGTTGAACAAGGTTGAGCCTGGTCTGCGTAAAGAGTTCACCAAGAACGCCAACGAAATCGCCCAACCAGCCATTCGTGAAGTTCAGCAAGGCTACGCCCGAATCCCTTTGTCGGGTATGGCTCGAAACTGGACAGACAAATCAGGACGCAAAATCTTTCCGTTCTCGGTGGCGAAGGCACAATCGGGAGTCAAGTTGAAAGTGGACGCTGCAAGGGAAGCCGTGAGCCTTCTTTACATCACACAGACCTACGTTGGCGCTGCCGTTTTCGAGGCTGCAGGGCGTAGCAACCCCAACACACTGGGAGACTCTCTAGGGCCACTCAAACCCAACCAGACCAGAGTTCTTGGGCCTTCTGTATTTAGGAAGCGTGGCGAGATTGAAAAGGCTTTACAACGCCTCTCAATGGATGCCATTCAGCGTGTCCAGAAAGAACTAAACTAATGGCTCTTGCTATACCAATCATAAGCACCTTCGACGGAGGTGGAGTTTCCAAGGCCATTTCGGAATTCCGAAATTTGGAGGGCGCAGGAAAAAAGGCGCAGTTCGCCATCAAGAAAGCAGCCGTTCCTGCAGCTGCAGCCTTGGCTGGTTTGGCTGTTGTTCTGGGCGACGCAGTATCGGGCGCTATTGAAGACGCTGCAGCCCAAGACCTGCTCGCTAACAGCCTAAGAAAAACTACTGGCGCAAACGACGCACAGATAGCAAGCGTCGAAGACTGGATCACGGCGCAAGGTCAACTGCTTGGAATTTCGGACGACAAATTGAGGCCGACTCTAAATCGGCTTGCTAGGGCAACTGGTTCAGTTACTACGGCGCAAGAGTTGGCAACTCAAGCCATGGACATCGCTGCAGCCACCGGCAAACCACTAGAGACCGTCGTAGGGGCGTTAGAGAAAGCCTATGGTGGCAACCTTGCAGCCCTAGGCAAACTTGCTCCTGAATACCGTCAGATGATCAAGGACGGCTCAACCTTTGAAGACGTCATGTTTGCACTTGCCCAGACCACTGGTGGCGCAGCTGCAGATGCAGCCGAAACGACAGCAGGCAAGTTTGCTCGACTGAAACTTGGCTTTGACGAAACAAAAGAATCCATCGGTGCAGCGTTGTTGCCAGCCGTTGAATCCGTCTTGCCTTACCTTCAGAAGTTTGCAACCTGGGCGCAAAACAACCCACAAACATTCATGATTATTGCTGGCGCTTTAGCAGCAATTGCAGCGTCCATTGTGGCCATCAACATTGCCATGGCACTCAACCCAATTGGGCTTATCACCATTGGCGTCATTGCGCTCATTGCTGGTCTTGCTATTGCCTACAAAAAGTTTGAAGGTTTCCGAAACATTGTGGACGGTGTATTTGGCGCTATCAAATGGTGGATTACTAATGTTGTCATTCCACAGTTCAACCTGATGCTCACAGTGTTCAAAACCATTTTCAACGGCATTGCCTCTGTCTGGAATAACACCATCGGCAAGTTTTCTTTCACTGTGCCGTCGTGGGTTCCCGGTATCGGTGGCAAGGGTTTTGCTATGCCTGACATTCCGATGTTGGCTGCAGGTGGCATTGTTACAGGCCCGACGCTGGCGATGATTGGTGAAGGCCGTGGCCCAGAGGCTGTCATTCCGTTAGACCGTATGGGTGAATTTGGCATGGGTGGTGGCACAACTGTCAACATCAACGTCAACGGTGGCGACCCAAACGCAGTTGTTGCAGCGTTGCGTACGTACATGCGTCAGAACGGCTCTGTGCCGATTAGAACAAACAACGCTTTCTAATGCCGTACAACTACAAAGTCGAGTATTCAACTACAGCCAACACTGGCACATGGGTTGAGTTAGATGATGTGCAGGACATTTCGTTCAGCATTGGTAGGCAATTTATGCTTGACCAGTACAGCGCCTCTACAGGTTCACTAACCGTTCGTTATCCGACTGGCTATGCCACACCTAACACAGCAATGGTGCCCGATACTTATGTGCGTATTTGGGGGCCGAACACCACTGATGGCAACTATGCGATGTTTCACGGAATCATCAAAGATGTAAGCGTCACCTATGGCATTCCTTATGCTGGTGGTGTTGGCAATGCTGACTATCTGAATCTGACCCTTGAGGGTGGTTTTGCTCAGGCTTCTCGAATGTCAGGTCAGAACTATGCAATGGCTGCAGGTGATTTTTATACGCAATGCAACACGGCCAGCACCCAAACAGGCTTGTCTATCGGCATTAGCGCCACTACGCCACAGATGGCAGCTTCAACTGTGTCAGGTACTTGGGGCGACTGGATAAACGCTTCGCTGGTAACTATCAATGGTCGAATGTCTGATTGCACTGGATACAACTTCATCAATCTGAGTGGGCCTTTCAACGCTCGTACTTGCACAGTGAACTTTTCCGATGTGGCTAATAACGCCACTAACCAGGTGTATGACCAGGCAGATTTTGGTGCATTGTCAGACAACTTTTATACGCAGGTAACTGTTGATCCTGCAGACTATGCAGCTCAGACCGTCACCAATGTGGGCGCTACTGTTCCGTACCGTACTTACACGGTGAACACGTTGTCGGCTTCTGCCGGTCAAGCCCTTGATCAAGCCAACTTTCTGTTGAGTCAGTACGGCACACAAAAGTTTGCTTTGACCAGTGTTTCTTGTTTGGCTGAGGCTCAAAGTTCTTTCCAAATGGATTACATGGGGCTAACCACTTTTGGTTTTGTAATTGGGGCGAGGGTCTCGGTCACTTTTCGTGGCACTGTGTACTACTCAATTATTGAGGGTGTAAGGGTGACTGCAACTCCTGAGTCAAGCCGATACACGTTTTACCTGTCGGGCGCTGACCTAAACAACTACCTCATTCTCGATGACACGGTGTTCGGCAGGCTCGATTTCAACAAGTTAGGATACTAAACATGGCTACACGTACTAATCTCCCAGCATCGCAGACCACAGGCAATGTGCTTACTGCTGCCTATGTCAATGACCTGCGAGGGGCGTTTCGTGTGTTACAGGTGGTTTATGGCTCAACCAGCACAGCCACCACAAACAACACCAGCACATTTGCAGACACAAGCCTTACAGCCTCTATCA